CTCCGGGGGTATATTTCGATTTGGGTTTTGGCTTGCCCCAGCCCTGTTAGTTCTCACGCCTGTTTCTTTGCTCCTTTCCAGGCGCGGGTTGGGGCAGGCGAAAACTCAGATCGAAGTATTAGAAAGGACGCGAAATGGTCAAAAAGAAGACCAAAACACCTCGGTCTCCCGAGGAAGCTGAACGAATGGCTATTGGTGCCGCCATGGATATTGCTACACAGCAGATTCTTGACGGCACTGCAAGCAATTCAGTGATCCTCCATTTCCTTAAGCTGGGCTCAAGTCGCGAAAGACTGGAACAAGCTCGGCTTGAGGCAGACACAACGCTCGCTAAGGCCAAGGTTTCGGCTCTCGAGTCTGCGGCAAGGACTGAAGAGCTGGTTTCTGAAGCATTGGCAGCCTTTAAACTGTACTCTGGAGATTCAGATGCTGAGTTACGATGAATTGAGCCAACTACATACGTTTGAAGAGCGGCTCGAATATTTGTCGCTCGACGGAGTATTTTTCGGAGAGACATTCGGCGGATCGAGGTGGTTGAACCAGGCTTTTTACCAAAGTGACGTTTGGCGAGAAGCTCGAACTCGAGTAATTGCGCGTGATCTTGGTTGTGACTTGGGGCTTGAGGGATACGAGATCCACGACGGCATTGTTGTGCATCATATAAACCCTCTAACTCCGAGTCAGTGCGAGCGTTTCGATCCATGTATGTGGGATCTTAACAATCTTATTTGCGTGAGTCGAGACACACACAACGCAATCCACTACGGAACCAAGGCATTGGCTCTCGATGATTTCAATCCGAGATCACCCGGCGACACCAAACTATGGTAGGTGAGTAGATGACTATCCTCGAAGATACGAAGACCTACCTCGGGTTGACAGAGGATGATGTATCGTTTGACAGCGAAATCAAGGATGCAATCGACAATGCTTTGGCGGTAGCAGTACAGCTAAACCACGAAGCAGAATCCATCCAATCTTCCGAGGCAGATTACCCCGCCACGGCTCTCGGTCGAATTCTACGTCAGTACGTGAACTACTCAGTTCGTCTGGCGTTTGACCCGCCTCAGACCTCATTTGCCATCAAGGCGATTGAGTCTCTGAAGCAAGAGTCAGAATGGCGGTTAACCATTCAATGATGGGAGAAAACCATGAGCGAAGATTATCTGTCTCATTACGGAGTGCTCGGCATGAAGTGGGGCGTCCGTAAGAAGACTGAATCTTCTGGCGGAGTCGGACTTCGCTCCGTTGAAGAAAAGAAGAAGATCGGCGAAGCTGTCAATGCTGAGGCATTCAAAAAGGAACGAGCTAAGGCTGAAAAAGCCGCCGAGAAGGAACGCAAGAAGCACGAATCCGAGCTGAAGAAGGCTGCCAAGGCTGCCGCGGCTGCGGCGAAGAAGGCTGCTTCCGCCGCGAAGAGGGGCGCTAAAGCCGCATCTGAAAAGCACGCTGCAAATAAGGCTAAGCGAGCTCAGGAGGCTGCCGAACGAGCGCACAAGAAGCTTGAGAACCAGAAGCTGCGCGATGCACGCAAGGCCGAAGCCGAACGCAAGAAGAAGCAGAGGGAAGCTGAGCGAGCTGAGAAGAAGCGTCAGGCTGAAGAGAAGAAAGCTGCTAAGGAAGCCGAGAAGAAGCAGAAGGAACTTGAGAAGCAGCGAGTTCCTAAGGGCGGCATTACAGCTGCTATGCGGAAGGAAGCTCCTCGGCACCTGTCCTCGACTGATCTGATCGAGCAGAACAAGCGTCTGAATCTCGAGAAGCAGAATTACGAGCTGAAGGAAAAGCTCAAGGAGTACGAGAGTCAAAATAGGAGCGCGCTGGCTAAAACGGCTGATCTCTTCGTCGATGAGGCTCGAAAGAACCTCACTAAGTATGCAGCGCGTACCGCTACTGATATGCTAACCGCAGCTATCGATTCTAAGCTTAAGGGCACTGAGTACGCAGGCATTGCCAAGATGGCTAAGGACTCATTTAATCTCGACGCGATCCTTAAGAACTCGATGGATAAGAAGAAGTAGGTATGGCACTTTCTAACACTGCCACACCTAAATACTACGCCGAGTTTCGCGAAAAGGTACTCGCCGGAGAAATCCCCGTCTCTCACACAATTGAGATGGAGATGAACCGCATTGACGACCTGATCGCCAATCCAAGGTATTACTACGATGACAAAGCCATCGACGGTTTTATCGCTTTCTGCGAAAACGAGATGACACTTGTTGATGGTAGCGATCTGACGCTGCTCGATTCATTCAAGCTCTGGGCTGAATCGTTGTTGTCGTGGTTCTACTTCGAGAAAGTGACAAAATTCGTCCCAGACGAGACCGGTCGCAATGGTAAGTATGTGCAGGTGGATGTCAAGCGGCGTCTCGTTAACAAGCAATACCTAATTGTTGCCAGAGGCGCAGCAAAATCCATGTACATGGCTTTCATCCATGCTTACTTCCTTGTAATCGACCCTGCAACTACCCATCAGGTGGCGACCGCACCGACCATGCCACAGGCGGAAGAAACACTATCCCCCTTTAAGACTGCCATCACGCGCAGTAAGGGACCTCTATTCAAGTTTCTTTCTGCCGGCACGGTCCACGCGACGGTGGGAGCGAAAGCCAATCGGTCTCTGCTCACTCCGACTAAGAAGGGGATTGAGAACTTCTCAACGAATTCGTTGCTTGAAGTTCGCCCGATGAACGTGGACAAGCTTCAAGGCCTTCGCTCAAAGGTGAATACCATAGATGAGTGGCTGTCTGGCGATGTTCGTCAGAACGTCATCTCAGCTTTGGAACAGGGTGCTTCAAAAACTGACGACTGGGTTATCCTGGCTGTCTCGTCGGAGGGTACAGTCCGTAACGGTGTCGGCGATTCCATCAAAATGGAATTACTTTCGATCCTTAAGGGCGAGTACTACGATCCACACACTTCGATCTGGTATTACCGACTGGATGATGTGAGTGAGGTCGCCGACCCCAATATGTGGATTAAGGCACAGCCGAATTTAGGAAAGACTGTGTCTTACGATACATATCAAAGGGATGTTGCCCGAGCCGAAAATGTTCCTTCGGCAAGGAACGATATTTTAGCAAAACGATTCGGCATCCCGTGTGAGGGATATACGTACTTCTTCACTTACGAGGAAACGATCCCTCACAATCCCCGGGAATTCTGGCAGATGCCGTGTGCTATGGGCGCAGATCTCTCTCAAGGAGATGATTTCTGCGCGTTCACGTTCATATTCCCGTTACCGACAGGTGATTTCGGGGTTAAGACTCGAGCGTATATCACGACGCGAACATTCGACAAGCTACCAGCTGCCGGACGCGCGAAGTACGAGTCATTTATCAGAGAAGGTTCGCTCCAGGTCATGGACGGGACAATTCTTGACATGATCGAAGTCTACACCGATCTCGACGAGTACATCTTGAGATCTGAGTATGACGTTCGAGCATTTGGGTATGACCCATACAACGCCAGAGAATTTGTTGAACGTTGGGCGACCGATAATGGTCCTTACGGTATCCACAAAGTCATTCAGGGTGCTCGCACCGAGTCGGTTCCATTGGGTGAACTCAAGAGCTTGGCAGAAGATCGACGGCTAATCTTCGATCAGGAGCTATTCTCATGGGCAATGGGTAACACCATTACCCTCGAGGACACTAATGGTAACCGGAAGATCCTCAAAAAGAGGATGGACCTAAAAATTGACTCGGTCGCGGCACTCATGGATGCATGGGTCGCGTACCGTAACCAGCTAGACGACTTTAGTTGAGAGGAGGTTATATGGGTATAATGTCCCGATTGACACGTGCGTGGAACGTGTTTGTGCATAATCATCCTGAGCGATACGCTCGGAGCAACTCCAGCGAATACAGGCCAAGTTACCGATACATCGGTTCAACTAATTTGGTCCAGACTTTGTATAATAAAATCGCACTTGATGTATCGAACACACCGATTCGACACGTCAAGGTAGATCAAAATGGCAGGTATGACTCCGAGAAGGATTCAAACCTTAATGAGTGTCTGTCGCTCATGGCCAACATTGATCAGACATCAAACGCATTGATCTACGAACTTGTATACACCATGCTCGAAACTGGGAGTGCTGTTCTGGTTCCGGTTGACACCGATACAGCCCTGAACGAAGAAGGATCGTTTGATGTTCTATCGCTTCGGGTTGGGCGTATTGAAAGTTGGTACACTGATTCAGTTGACGTGAATCTGTATAACGACCGTACCGGAAATCGAGAAACAATCCGTATCTCGAAGAACTCTGCTGCAATCGTGTATTCGCCGCTGTACGATGTGACATCTGCAAACAACTCTCTTGCAAATAGGCTAGCACGAAAGCTCGACGCACTAGACGCGATTGACAATTCGGCTCTGGGTAAGAAGCTTGATTTGATTATCCAGCTTCCCTACTCGGTCCGAGGTGAGCTGCGCCAGCAGCAAGCTGAGACTCGTCGAGAGGCGATCGAACAGCAGCTTCGAAATTCCGAAATCGGTGTGGCCTATGTGGATGGAGCCGAGAAGATCACACAGCTCAACAGACCAGTTGAGAACAATCTTCTCGATCAGGTGAAGTATCTGTCTGAGCAGCTATACAACGCTCTGGGACTAACTGAATCAGTCGTAAATGGTACTGCTGACGCCGAGACCAATCTGAGTTATTACAATAGGACTGTCAAGCCGATTCTGGATACAATTACAAAATCGGCGACGATGGTTTTCTTGACCAAGACTGCAAGATCTCAGGGACAGCGGATCATTTATGTCCGCGATCCGTTCGCGGCAACGTCATTGGACTCGATTGCCTCAATGGCGCAAACATTCATCACGAACCAAGTGATGACACCGAATGAAATTCGAAGCATCATTGGTTTGCCGCAATCGACGGATCCCAAGGCGGATCAGTTGGCGAATCCCTATACATCATCCGCGAATGCGGATCAACGATCTAACGAGGAAGGTCAAAATGACAGTACCTGATGGAATTGCAGATTTTGATGGGTGGGCGACTGTCGCCAATGTCAAGTGCTCGGACGGGCGTGTCATCGCTCGCCAGGCATTTGAACAAAACGACGGGGCTGTTGTGCCCCTCGTCTGGCAGCATGGTCACGATAACGTGACCAACGTTTTGGGTCATGCCCAACTTGAAAAGAAGCCGGAGGGTGTTTACGCTTATGGCTTCTTCAATGGTTCCGATCAGGCGGTGCACGCACGCGAACTGATCGAGCATGGCGATGTAACCTCTCTATCAATTTTCGCCAACCACCTGAAGCAGGATGGCAACATTGTTCGACATGGCAACATTGTCGAGGTCTCGCTGGTTCTGAAGGGTGCCAATCCCAAGGCAACCATCGAGAATGTGTCTATGGCGCACAGCGATGATGACGGCTATTCTGCCATCATCAAAATGGGTGATGGAGATGCCATCCACGAAGACTTCGAGGGCTCCGAGGAATCGGACGACTCCGAAGATGAGTCCCCCGATGGGGACAAGACAATCGGTGAGGTTCTTTCGACCCTTACCGAGGAGCAAATGGAAGCTGTGAACTATTTGATCGCAGCAGCCATTGACGCGGAGTCTGAAGACTCCGAAGAGACCGACGAAGACACCAACAACGAGGAAAATATGTCTCATAACATTTTTGAAGGGGACAAGGAACCCCAGAACACGCTCTCTCACGCGGACTTCGCCGAGCTTGTTGAGACGGCTAAGCGAAACAACTCGACGCTTCTGGAAGAGTTGCGTCATGCCGATTACGGCATTGAAAATATTGGGTATCTCTTCCCAGATGCCAAGAGCATCTCGGACGAGCCGATGTTCCTGGACCGGGACCAGTCTTGGGTTTCGGTCGTTATGAATGGTACGAAGCATAGTCCATTCGCTCGAATCAAGTCTATCTTCGCGGATATCCGCGATGATAAGGCCCGTGCGAAGGGTTATGCCAAGAAGGCGCAGAAGAAGACTGACGAAGTCATCAAGCTTCTGACTCGCACCACTTCTCCGACAACCATCTACAAGAAGCAGCGTCTCGACAGGGACGACATTGTCGATATTACAGACTTCAATGTCGTGGCCTGGCTTAAGTCCGAGATGAAAGGTAAGCTCTCGGAGGAAATTGCCCGGGCTATCCTCATCGGGGATGGCCGACAGATGACAGATCCTGATCGAGTTGACGATGAGGCGATTCGCCCCATTATTAAGGAAAACGACCTCTATGCGATTCACAAGTCGCTTGAGGCCACTACCACCGACGAGACGCTTGTCGACGACATCGTCATGGCATCGGCTGACCTCGAAGGGTCTGGCTCGCCGACCCTGTTTATCTCGAAGAAGCGGCTCGTTCGAATGCTGCTCCTGAAGGACAAGAACGGTCGCCGCCTTTACGAGACCGAAGCAGCGCTCGCAGGTGCTCTCGGCGTCGCGAAGATTGTGACGGTGCCCCAGTTCGATGGACTGGAGCACGAGCTCAAGGGCGCACCCCACGAGCTTCTGGGCATTGTCGTGGATCTCCGCGACTATACTATCGGCTCGAACGCTGGTGCGGAACTGGGTATGGCCGAGACATTTGATCTCGACTTCAACCAGTACAAGTACCTCGCCGAGACGCGCCTGTCTGGCTCTCTGACTGCGCCCTATTCGGCTCTGACGATTTCTCGCAAGAAGGCCTGATTCAATGTCACGCTTCAGCGGTAAGCTGGGCTTTGTGATGACTCAGGAGACGGAGGAAGGTGTTTGGCTCGAGAACATTATTGAGCTTCCAGCTAAGGGGACTATTCGTAGTCTCTACGTTCGGAATGACAATGCATCTTCAGTCAACACCAACCTCCGTCTCACGAATGAGATTTCTACACTGCTGGACTCGAAGATCCAGTTTTACTTGGAAACGCTCAAGTACGTCGTTTACAAAGGATCAAAATGGGAGGTACAATCCGTTGGGGTGGCCTATCCGAGACTTACTATCCACCTAGGAGGCCTCTATGCGCACGTATAAAGACCTCCTGCACCTACTCCAGCAGGCCGTTAAACACAATCGCGTTTACTTCCAACCTCCAGAGAATCTGAAGATTGGATACCCCGCAATTGTTTTTCACCTTTCGAAGATCGAAGTCAATCATGCTTCGGACGTACCATACAAGGGCGCTCGGGAGTACTCAGTTACTCTGATCGCGAAAGAACCAGAGCCGGATGCGATCGATGAGATTCTCAAGATCCCGTATTCATCTCTTGACCAAACGTTCGTTAGCGACGGAATGAATCATTTCGTCTTCTCTGTATACCTATAAGGAGATACACATGCCGCAAATTAAGTGGGACGAAGAAGGTACCCATATTTACCACACCGGCGTGTCGAAGGGTGTTCTGTTCCCTTTCGATAACGCAGCCAACCGCTACGGACAGGGAGTGGCCTGGAATGGGCTCAAAACCGTGACCGAAACCCCGGAAGGCGATGAGTCTTCCGATGTTTACGCCGACAACCTGAAGTATTTGACGCTTCTGTCGGCACCGAGCTTCAAGTTTACAATTGAAGCATATACGTACCCCGACGAGTTTGCGTTGTGTGATGGCACAGCGCAGCTCATCAAGGGCGTGACTCTCGGTCAGCAGCCTCGCACACGTTTCGCGTTCTCTTATTGTACGCGACTCGGAAACGATACGAAGGGCGATTCCTACGGGGAGCTCCTTCATATCATCTACGGTGCCATGGCTGCACCATCGGAGCGTGCCTACAACACGGTTTCGGATAGCCCTGAGGCTATTTCGTTCTCGTGGGAGTGCTCCACCATTCCCGTCCAGCTGGACGGTTTCCAGCCCGTTTCGGTCGTCACCGTTGATTCTTCGAAGATTGACTCCCAGAAGTATAAGAAGCTCACGGACAAGCTGTACGGCGTGTCCGCGGGTGCAGGTGGCGCGGTCGTTCCAACGCTGGTTATGCCTAACGAGATGCGTACGCTTCTGGCGTGATCTCGTTAGAGCTGAAGTTTGAGGGAGAGGAGCGGTTCGACGAGCGTAGCAATACGTTTGTTACACTGGAGCCATTCACTGTTACTCTTACGCATTCACTGTCCGCGGTGGCTGAGTGGGAATCGGTCTACAAGAGATCGTTCCTGGAAACCCCGCCGCAGACAGGCGAAGAGTTGGTGTATTACATACAGTGTATGTCGGACCGCCCTCTCCCTCGAGACTTTGTCAAACGCTTGGATCAGTCGGTCCAAGTCAAAATAGCAGACTATTTGTCCGACAACGCAACTGCGACGGTTCTATGGAACCCGCCTTCAAACGGAGGACCCAGAGATGTCATGACCAGTGAGCTGATTTACTGGTATATGACTCAGTTGGGTATTCCATTCGAGGCTGACAAGTGGAATTTGAATCGGCTGCTTACGCTGATTCGCCTCGCCGCAGCCAAGCAGAACAACCAAAAGCCGGACGCTAGAGCCTCAGCTGCTCAACGTGCGGCCATGAACCAAGCCCGTAGGGCTAGAACAGGGAGTAGAGGATGAATGATATTCCTGCAGATGCTCAGCGACCTGCTGGGCCTGATCCGCACGAGGATTCTGATCGACAAGTTTTTGAGGGAGCGCGATCTTGAGCAAGATTGATGAAGTGCTCGGTCATGCATCGTACCGTATTGGGTACTATGCTCCCGACGACCCAGAACCCGGCAGTGAGGCAGGCCGTTGGCTTGCTAAGAAGATGAACCAGCCGTGGCTGGCCGGTCCGTCCGAGTCGGTCTGGTGGTGTATGTGTTTCGTCAGTATGTGTTTCGACATGGCTGGTGAAATTGACGCCATCGGTGGCTTCAGTTACAACACTGATGTCACTCGCAATCGTATGACCGAGGTCGGCATCGAGGATGCGCAGCGAGGAGACGTCGTTCTCTTCGACTGGGATTCCGATGGTGCCACGGACCACGTTGGCATCGTCGAAGCGAACCTGGGCGGGGGATGGCTCCAGACGATTGAGGGCAATACAAGCCCCTCGAACGCCGGTTCCCAGAGCGCTGGTAACGGCGTCTATCGTCGCCAGCGGTACTACGGGATCGCTTGCGTTCTTCGACCTAAGTGGTCCGACGAAGAATCTGAAGATTCTTCCAAGGGCGTGAATTCCATGACTGATGCTTGGTGGGGTCGCGCCACGACCTACGCACTCCAGGCTTCGCTCAACACTCCTGCTGATGGCATCATCTCCGATCAGGACATTGACGCTGAAGATGCTGTCACTCGAGCGGGCACCGGCTGGGAGTTTACTGAGGATCCTGAGGATGGCTCGCAGGTCATCCACGCACTTCAGGAGAAGCTCGGTATTGAGTCTGATGGCTTCATCGGTCCCGATACGATCGCAGCCCTCCAGCAGCATCTCAAGGATCGAGGGCACGACCTTGAGGTCGACGGTGTTGCGGGGTACCGTACTGTGGAATGTCTGCAGTACGAGCTCAACAACGGAACACTCTGGTCCTAACAGAAAGGAGGGCTGCCATGATCGAGATGAAGTTCGATGGCCAGTTTGATATGTCAAAATGGTTGTCACAAGTCAAGAACAAGAAACTTCGTGACACATTGGCTATGGCTGGTGAACGCGGCGTGGCAGCCCTCCGGGCCAATACACCTGTTGGTACCGGTAAGACCGCTCATTCGTGGGCATATAAAGTAAAGCAGACCAAGCGAGGCGTTAAGATCGTTTGGTATAACACGAACATCAACAATAAGGTCCCTATTGCGATTATCTTGCAATACGGACACGGAACTCGTCAGGGCGGTTATGTGCAGGGTAAGGACTATATTAATCCTGCTATGAAGCCTATATTCGACGAAATCGATAGAATGGTCGAAAGGAGTATTCGTGGGTAAGTCCATCGAAAATAAAGTCGTCTCCCTCGAGCTCGACGACTCTAAATTTACGTCTCGTGTCGATGGAGTTCTGCGAAATGTTGACCGACTCAAGTCGGGAATGAATTTTAAGCAGAGCACCGACGGTCTGGATAACGTTGGCAAGGCAGCCCAGGACGCGTCCAAGCGTATGGGCGGTATCGCCGACGGAGTTAAGAATGTAAATACTTCCATCGTTAACAACAGCACGACTGCAGCAGCTGCTACTGCGAACGTCGGAGCTGCTGCGAAGATATCGTCGACTAATTTTTCCATGCTCGCCGGCGCTGCGTCAGTGGCCATGGGTAATATCGCATCTAAGGCTCTCATGGCAGGTGGGTCGGTCCTCTCTTCGTTCACTTTCGGCCCCATCATGGATGGTTTCCGAGAGTATGAAAATCAATTGAATGCTGTTCAGACTATTCAGGCGAACACATTCAGTAAAGGTGAGACCACGGCCACCATCAATGCGGCCCTCGACGAGCTGAATCGATACGCCGATAAGACGATTTACTCCTTCACAGAGATGACTCGTAACATCGGCATGTTTACCAGTGCCGGCGTGGGTCTGAAGGACTCGGTGGCCGCAATCAAAGGTCTGTCAAACGTGGCAGCTATGTCTGGCTCTACGTCTGAGCAGGCCGCCACCGCGATGTATCAGTTGTCGCAGGCTCTGTCAACTGGTGTCGTGAAGCTTCAGGATTGGAACTCGATCGTGAACGCCGGAATGGGTGGCGAGCAGTTCCAGGAAGCCCTGAAGCGAACTGCGCGAACCTACGGTGTCGAAGTTGACAAGATGATCGACAAGGCTGGGTCGTTCCGAAACTCTCTTTCGAGCGGGTGGCTTACCTCCGAGATCATGATCGAGACTCTCACCCAATACACGGGTGATTTGTCTCGCGAGCAGCTGTTGAACGCGGGTTACACCGAGCAGCAGGCTGACGAAATCATGCGTCTCGCGGATACCGCGAACGATGCTGCTACAAAGGTTAAGACTTTCTCGCAGCTGATCGATACCACGGCTGAGGCTCTCGGCTCCGGATGGGCCTCTATTTTCAGGACTATCTTCGGAGACTTCGAGCGCGCCCGTACGATGTGGACCGCTGTGTCTAATGTCGTCAATGATGGTATCAATAACTTCTTTGATGCCATTCAGGGCATTCTCGACCGCTGGGATCAGCTCGGAGGCTGGGAAGAATGGTGGTACGGTCTAGGCGAATTGTGGACCGCTATCGCCAAGCCACTCAAGGCTATCGGCGAAGGCTTCTTCAGCGCGTTCCAGGGTGACGCTGGCAAGGCTCTCTACGATTTCTCGTACTACTTCCGTCACTCGATCTCCCAGTGGCTTATGATGTCTGACGACTTCGCCAACAACCTCGGCAAAATCTTCAAAATGGCAGGACAAATCATCTCGCCCGTTCTTGAAGTTCTCATTGGGTTTGCTTCGGCCATCGTCCAGATCGGCGTGGCTGCGTTCAAGATCGGCATGATCCTTGCTGGGATCTTCGTCAAGCCTATGATCCTAATCGCAGCGAAGGTTGGAGATATTGTCTCTGTCTTCAGTGACTGGTTCGGACAGATGCTCGGTGGGACTGACATCCTCGGCAGCCTGGGCAAGGTCCTCGACTGGATTGTCGATAAGTTCCAGAAGCTTGCTGACTGGATGTATGCCGTCGCAGACGTCACAATCACTCCGATCTTCGATGGTCTCAAGGTTGTCATTGAGGCGGTGCTAAAACCGCTCGGTGAATTCATTGACACAATCAAGACGGCCACTTACAACGTCTTCAAGCCGTTCGGCGATGCCATCTCGAATGTCTTCGGATCAATCTTCGGTTTCGCAACGGGAGCCAGCGGCCCATTCGAGAAGATCAAGAACATCTTTGGTGGATTCGGTACGTCATTCCTCGAGACAATGACGAAGCTTGCTGACACGATCGGACCTAAGTGGTCTGAGAAGGTCAAGAGTTTCTCGGATTCCATTCTCCCGATCAGCGAGACTATCGGTAAGCATCTCGGAGGTGCTGTCGAAAGCGCGGGTAAGGGTCTTAAGAAGTTCTGGGATGACGCTTCCCCACGACTGGCCGAATCCTGGGCTGAGTCCACCAAGCGAATGAAGGATTCGATTTCGGCTGTCGGCAAGGCCTTCGGTCGAGCCGGTGATACCATCGCTAAGACGTTTGCACCCCAGGTGCAGGCGGTCAAAGAGTTTGGTAAGGCGCTGGGTGACATCTTTTCGAACATCGGAACTCACCTCGACAACAACACCTTCCTATCTTCCATCGGCGACAGCTTCAAGAACATGATGAAGTCGTTCGGCCCCTTCGGGCAGCTTATTAACGGCATCATCGATCTGTTCGGAAAGCTTGGCGAGTTGACTGGAAAGATATTTGGAGGGTTCGGAGATGAAGCTGACGATGCGGCTAATGGTCTGTCGACCTTCGGTAAGGCAGCTTCTGACGCATTTGATACTCTAGGGGCAGTTGGTGGATTCATCTACACAGCTGTTACCGGGATTGTCGAGTTCTGCTCCTCGGTTGTTGAGGCAATCGCCAATCTGATCACGTGGCTCACCAAGGGTATCGACCAGATCAAGAAGTTTGCATCGGAATCGCAGGCATTCGGTGACTTCAAGAAAAATGTCGGGAAGGCATTCGACGAAGCTGGGAAGATGATTCAGACTTTCTGGTCTGGTCTCGGTTCCAGCCTTAAGGATCTGTCTATTTCGGATCTTCTGTCGGGTGCTCTGCTCGGTGGCGGTTTGGGTATGGGCTTCAAGACCCTTCAGAATCTTTTGACGGGATTCACATCTGTCACTGATTCATTCAGTGGCATGTTCGACAAGTTTGGGAAGATCGGAGACTCCATCAGTGGCGTCTTCAACTCCCTGACTAGTGCTTTGAAGTCCATGCAGGAAGTGATTAAAGCCAAAGCTCTCCGAGAGATTGCGATTTCGGTGGGTATTCTGGCCGCGTCACTGTTTGTCCTTGCGATGATCCCGGCTCCTCAGCTAATTCAGGGTGCAGTCGCGATCGGGGTTCTTGCGAAGGTTCTGGTTGTCGCTCTATCTCAGATCTCCGATCTGAAGATCAACAAAACTCAGATGGCAGCAGTAATCGGAGCAATGATGACTCTGTCAATCGCAGTCCTACTGATGTCTGTCTCTGTCGCGATCCTTGGGTCCTTGAAGCTCAGTACGGTCACTCAAGGTATCGGCGCTATTATGGTTCTGGTACTCGGGATGTCGTTCGCTGCTAAGCAGCTTAGCAAGGATTCGGGCTCGATTATGGCTGGCGTTGGTTCGATCATGGCCATGGCCATGGCAATTAACATGCTTGTCATCCCAATCATCGCGCTCGGACTCCTACCGATCAAGGTAATTACCCAAGGCATCCTTGCTGTTGGTGTTCTTATGGGGATTCTGGTTGGCTTTGTTAAACTGCTCAATAAATCGGCCGAAGATCTCGTCAAAATGGGAACCATTTCGCTCATGTTGGTTGCCTTCGCGTTCTCGATTCAAATGCTAACGGCAGCTGTGGTGGCAATGGGACTCATGGACACAGTCAAGATGGTCCAAGGACTGGTTGGTTTGTCCGCAGTAGTACTACTTCTCGTGTCAATCGCGAACCTTATGCCGGCAACCGCCATTGTCGGTGCTGGAGCACTGCTTCTGACGGCCCTCGCCATGAACGTAGCGGTCGGAGCAATTGCTTTGATTGCGAACCATGGCTGGAAAGAGATTCTCAGTTCTATCGGTAAGCTGCTTCTGGTCGTTGGAGCGATTGTCGCGGTCTCGTTTGCGGCACAGGGGGCCATCGTTGGTATCGCGGCGATTACAGTGCTCTCATTCGCCCTGCAAATGTTCTTTACAGCCCTGTCTACAGGCGCTGGATTGAGCTGGGATCAACTATCCAATGGCCTTTGGGCTCTGGGTATTGGTTTGGGTGTTCTCATCGCGGCGGGGTATCTCGCTATTGGCGCGGCTCCAGGTCTAATTGCATTGGCTGTAGCCATTGGTGTTCTGGGCGCTGTTGTGATTGGTATTGTGGCCGCGATTACTATCTTGGTTGCAACATTCACTTCGTTCATAGCTATCGTCGCTCTAGCCGGCCCAGCTATCGGGGCGGGTATTGTCGCGATTGCGTCTGGTATCGCAGCAGCTGCAGCTATTCTGGCGGCAGCAGCCCCTGCAGTCCAGGCGGCATTGATAGGTATGTTCACGGCCATGGAGAATGCGGCCCCAGCGATGGGTAACGCGATTGCTTCCATGATCCGGGCAATGACCCCTGCTGTGAATGAACTGATTATCTTGGCTGGTGTTGCCATTCGGCAGTTCATCAGTCAGATCTATCAGATCATGAAGCAGAAGATGCCTGAACTGATCCAGATTTGGACGACGTTCGTCACAGGTATCCTTCAGACCATTCGTAACGTCTGGCCTGATGTCTTGAAAACTGTCATTGATCTTCTGTTCCAGTTGGTCATGGCGATTGTCGAGAATCAACCAAAGTTCGCAGAAGCCTATAAGGCCCTGCTGACTGGGTGGATCGATACTGTCAAGACCTGTGTTCCGCTGATGGTGGAAGCTCTGCTTACACTATTGCAGGCTTTGCTTGACGGAATCACAGCCAAGATTCCTGATCTAGCCGCGTCGGGCGCAAACTTGATCGCGGCAATGATCAATGGCATGGCCTCTCAAGCTGTCACAATTGTGAATGCCGCTTGGGATGCGCTCATCACGTTTATTAATGGATTCTCCGATGCGATTGATCAGAAGGGACCTGAGCTTCAAGCCGCGGTCAACAAGCTGATCAAGTCGATCATCAATTTCATTAAGAACGGGTTGACAGGCATGGCTAATCAGTTCTCGCCTCAGGCGGGGACGATCGGCCGTAACATCATCAACGGTGTCATAAATGGCGTTTCTTCGGTAGCATCGAACCTTTACAATAAGCTGCGAAACGTAGCCTCGAGTGCTCTTAGCTCGTTTAAGAGTACTCTTGGCATCCACTCGCCTTCGCGTGTATTCGCGACTGCGGCGGGTTTCATCGTCGCAGGCATTGTGCAGGGTATTGACCGTAACCAGAGCGATGCTATTGATGCGATGTCTGGTCTTGCTGATGACATGGTCAACACCATGGCTAACCTTGACACGGATTGGAACCCGGTGATCAAGCCGACTGTTGACTTGTCTGAGGTCAATGGTCTGCAAGATCTCACGATGAACGATCTGAATGCGACGGTTGTCGGAACTTCGGTTCAAAATGGCAGCCAAACGGCCCAGGAGATCCGAGCGCTTCGTGACGAACTGCGTAACAACCAGAAGCCGATGGTCTTCAACCAATACAACGAGTCGCCAAAGGCTCTTGATTTGGCGGATCTATACCGTCAAACTGAGCGTCAGCTTGAGCGAATGAAGAGGATGTAACTTATCATGGCATATACAAAGGTCCGAATACTTACCTACACGGGTCTTGAACTACCTTTATATTTGAATCGCGAATATGAAGGCTGGGTTGCGCAAATCCTAAATGGTTCATTCGGTCCGAATCGAGAATACAATTTTACGGGAAACGTCGTTACGTCGATGTCTGAGAAATACATCGATATCAATATGCGTCTGACGCCCACTGTCCCAATTCCCACACGCTCAGCTAGATATTTTCTCGACTATCTTTCATCTAAGAATATCGGCACTGTCGAACTTACTGACCCCTCGTTGATTGTTCCAGAGATCCATTATGTGAATAAGGAAACTACGACATATACTACGCCGACTATCGAGTTCGGTCGAGTGTCAGCATTTACACAGTCTTGTGTTATCCGTGAACTCAAGTATAACTATTCGGAGTCTCCGGCTACGATCGAATTCACGATTTCGACAAAACTTCCAATTATGTATGGCTACACATTCAATTTATATATGGGGTTGGGTAACCAGAATTGGAGCCAAGCAGTGTCTGATATTGGATCAGTAATCGAGTCGATCGCTCCAAAAATCGGACCCGTTGATATTCGTGAATTAAAGTTGTCACTGCCAGCCATCGGAAACTCAAAATACAAAATTTTCGATGGTGATATGGATATGTTCACAGCTGTTCTCCAGGGTAACTCAACAAGCAACCCCGGAGTATTTACAATGAATGGTCTAATTGATGGGACTCGACGGTTCAACATCTCTGGTGGATATGACGCAAACGCGGCTGCATGCTATGCCTATGAATCATATCCGGCTTTTGATATTAGGAATATGTCTTATTGGCTTGAACTTCTTAAAGAGCCGCCCAAGATCCAACTCGATACGGTCGGTAAAGGTTACTGTAAGTTGCAAATGGTTATGGTTAGAAAGAGTCTTTAATAATGCCAAATGTTGTTCAGATATTGAACGGCAAATCGATGGGAACATTTTCAACAATTCCCGTTTTTGACACGTTGATCAAAGAGTCGCTATACACAGCTTCGATGACATTCAGATGTAAGGGAATGTTCACGTACCCACCAGGAACGGTTGCGTGCTGTTTCGGAGCAACTCCGACTCCATTCGTGGTAGAGGAAATATCGTATGAATCGCACGGTATTAGTGAAGTTCGATGTATCTCGGTTTGGGAATTGCTGAAACGCCGCAGCAAATGCGGATCATATGAGAATTTATATCCGAGCACGTTTTCGCCAATTGGGATATTTAACCGACTATTGGATGATATAAACAAAGACCCCAACCGATGGTTTGTATATTGGCTGAGGGGTTCTGTTCCGTCCGACCTCGTAAGTTATGAGGACAAGTTCGACCCGTCAACGAGTATATATGATGATATGTATAACGCTGCGTTATACAATCAATTGTATTTCACATCGGGCATTACTGTAACCAACGGCAATTATAACAATTTGGATATTACACTGTATGCCAAATCATTGAACGATGGCAGAAATATTCTTAATATGGGCTCCCTGGATTCGACGTCATCCAGACTGACTAGACGGCTCCCGTCTGCCCCAACACATTGGTACATTGGAAAAACCAGTGACTATGGTATGTGGAAGATGGCGTCCAGAGGTCGAATTCGCACGTGGTATGAAAACCGCCCATATATGCAGAATACGACGGACTGGCAGGGCGTGTATCGCTACGAGTCCGGAGTGCCTGGAGGTAACGATCGCGAATGGGGCCAGACTACCGAAGAAATTCGATGCGAACCTCTTAGATCTGTATCTGTAGATATTGATGAAGTTCCGTTGGAACGTTTTTATAATTTGCCGATTGGACGACCGGTCTCGGCAGTGATCATGGATGTCATGTTTACCGGATACATTATCGAGAGAACCGTGAGTGGTGGTGATCTAACGACGTATTCAGTCAAGATCCAGCCTGACCGATTCTATAAGTACGGACAGGAGGTCACCGATAAGTGGATTTGACAAAGATCGCTGAATTGGCGAACCCAGTAATCACAACACTACTAGGTAGCTCCGGAATTTGGATGTGGGCGAAAACAAAATCTGACCGCAACAATTCCGAAGACAAGCTGTTGCTTGGAGTCGCCAGGACTCAGCTCATCGCGCTCGGGCGTTCATATTTAGAGCGCGGATATATCACAATGGACGAGTACGAGGAGTACGAGGAAGAATACAAGCTGTATTCTGTCCTCGGCGGAAACGGACTTGCCCGTCGCGTATTCAAACAGGTAGACGAACTACCTATTATGCCTAACGGCATTGACGGAAGGAATCACGAATGAATGACAAGACCTACGATATTCTCAAGCGCGTTGCGCTGATTGTCGTCCCGGCTCTGGCTACGTTTGTTAACGCAGTCGGTATCGTGTGGGGGGTTCCCTACACGAACGAGGTGACCGCGACCATCACTGCGTTTGGGGTTTTTCTTGGAGCCGCGATCGGTGTCAGCTCCAAGAACTACGAGCCCGACACACACGGGGACCTCGTCGTGACCAAGCACAATGATGTATATGCTGACTTCACCGCTGAGCCATCCAATCTCAAGGACGGCGACACAATTATTCTGAAGGTCTCAAAGCCGACAGAATAAAAACACAGGACATAGTGAGAAATATCCCTCTCTACGAAAGGACTCACCATGTCTAACGTCGAACGCCTCTACGAACCTGAGGACCTCGAGAACGAGGTGCTTAACTGGCTCGGTGGAGAGGACCCGTCGACCGGTGAATACACCACTGCTGTTGGCAATCTCGAACGACTGCACAAGCTCGCTAAGGACTCTGACCTTAAAGCGAAGCTCATGCCTTCGTCCGAAACGATTGCCAATGGCGTGGTGTATTTGCTCGGTCTTATGGCGGTCCTCAACTACGAACAGACACACGTTCTTGCCTCAAAGGCATTTTCGATGTTGAAGTTCCGTAAGTAGAACTTCTCTGAAGTCTATAATCCTAAAAACCTAGGATTATAGACTTTTTGCCTCATTATATTTTACTCAGCTTTTAATGAGAACTATTCATCCTTCTAATTGAAAGGAATAGCCATGCTTTACACCGCCATTTCCATCCTCAACGGATTCGCCTTCCTTAGCACACTTATTGTGCCGATTTGGGCGATTTTCCTGATTGGGGTTGCCGGTTATCTGGCATTTCTGGACAACTGAATACTCATCCTATAACCCCTAACACGGGTTATAGGCTTTGATACGCGCAAAAACTACGAGGTGAATAATGAGAAATATCAACCCTCTTTGAAAGGAACCATCATGTTCAACGCACTCACCATCGTCGTTTGCATCCTCCTCGCCCTCTCTTTCGCCTACAACATCTGGCTCGCCTATGTTGCTGACCGCTACGAGAACACCATCAAGAAGATGGCCGCCTCGTACTGGCGCACCTACCGCGACCTCGCTGAAGGCGCATCCAAGGCTGAGGTGCTCGACACCCTCATGCGTGACCTTGATCACGACCTCAATGACTGATCCCTCTACCCTATACACCATACACGGTGTATAGGCTTTGTTTTGCACAAATTTTACCTAGTTCCTAATGAGAACTAACAACTCTGAAAGGAACCATCATGTTCGCTATCCAGGCTCTCGCCATCACTTTCGGAATCACCTTCCTCCTCGCATCTTCCGTGCTGTACTACGCACGCCTGTTTGGGGAGAAGTGACCTGAATCCTGGCACGCCCAGATCAACATCAAACCTTCAAGATTCAACCTCAAAAGCTCTATAGCCCATACTTGGGTTATAGGCTTTACCCCATATTTTACGGTCCTTATAATGAGAACTACCAACTCTGAAAGGACTCGCAATGTTTATCATCCCTGCTATCCTCGTTGTGCTCAACATCCTACTCATCGTTTATTACTACTACCTGACCAAAATCGATTGCCGCAATGCAGCAAAAGAAACGGAAAGGCTCCGTGACGAACTACGAGACATGGATCGAAAGCTCATCTACGGATATTTTAAATACCGATACCCTGAGAATGAGTGACTCTCACCTATAACCCCTAACACGGGTTATAGGCTTTCATATTTGAAACACGTCTTATAATGAGAAGTTACACAACTCTGAAAGGACTCATCATGTTCATTCTCTCAATCGTTTTCGCGTTTGTTCTGTCGTGCACACTCACCATCCTATTGCACAAAGTTCGCCAAGCTAGGAACGAAGCCACTAATTTGTGGCTGATTTGTTCCGGCGTGCGAATTTCCTACGACCGTGAGATGAGCATCTATCACGACGACAACTTGACGCTTGAAGAAAAGTACAAGAAGATCTACAATCGATAATGTAGACTTCTCGCCCATAACCCCTAACACGGGTTATGGGTTTTCACATATTTTACGCGGTTACTAATGAGAAATATCAAAACCCTCTTTGAAAGGACCACTCTCATGTCGAAGTACACCTACTCCTTCGTTGCTGCCGCTACTCTTGCGATCGCAGCACCTGTGTTTTACAACCTCGGCAGGAAAGATCGGACCGCTTTCTACAAGAAGCTGTTCAACTACTCCTGCTACGGAAAGAACCAGATGCTCCGCGAACTCTGCAAGGAGCTCCTGCGCAAGGATCTCGGAATTCGCTTCCACAACCCCGACCTCGAAGAAAACTGAATCTCAACCCCATAGCCCATACACGGGTTATGGGCTTTGCCTTCAAAATAGGAGCCATTATGCTTGCTGTAGTCGTGACTGTCACGCTCATACTCGCGCCTTTTGTTATCCTACTCGGTCTATGGGCACTAGCGCTCATCGCTGAGTACACTGCGAACCCGGTGATTGAGCTCGTCGAAGAGTATCGCAAAAAGTACTCGCATACTAATGAGAACTAACCCCTCAAGAAAGGAACTCACCATGTCCAACTCGACCGAACTCGAAGAGACCACCCCGAAGACCCCTCTCTCGGACCGCATTAAGTCGGTCGCCGAAAAGAGCATCCCGGTTGCTAAGGTTGCTGCCCTTAGCTCCGTCGCAATCTTCTTTGGCGCCATGACCGTTGCTGGTCTGCGTGCGTCTTCGGACTCCTCTGACGACGAGTGACACACTCCTCTGAGAACACTCTCACCTATAACCCCTAACACGGGTTATAGGCTTTGTTTTGCACAAATTTTACCTAGTTCCTAATGAGAACTAACAACTCTGAAAGGAACTCCCATGTCCACAAAGCTCACCAACAGCCTTGGACTTCTCGCTATTACTCTCGCCGCGTTTGTTGGCGGGCACGTTATCGGCTTTGCCGCTGCCACTGATTATTACAAGCAGCTCTTCCGCAAGTCGTACATGTCCACCGACCGTGAAGAGGCTGAGAAAGCCTCCAAGACTCTTTGCTCCAGGCTACACCTCAAGGTGCAGTACCCCGACGAGAACTGATCTCAACCCTATACACCATACACGGTGTATAGGCTTTCCCACGAAAAGGACTTCATCATGCATTTTTTCGGAATTATTCTATTCGGGCTTGCAACTCTACTATTGATCATATCGGAATACTACCTTAAAAGTATGTACGCAGAACTCGAGATTCTCAGAGCCGAAAATGAAACACTCAAACTGAAACTGGACGAACTCACAAGGAGCTAATCATGATCGAACGACGTATCCTCGACATCAAAGACACAGACATCTCAGTCCCTGACGGGGGCCTCATCTCCATTTCGCTGGCTCACTCCGCGCCTGTCCGCCCAAACCAGATCGAGACGACTGCACTCGGTGTGTTCATTGGCAAGTACTTCGACGGAGTCCCTGTTAGGCTGATTGAAAAGACCCTAACATATCACGAGGATATTACCTTCGTAAATGGCGCAGGTAAGCGTGTGACGATCACTCGAGATGAGGCTGACAAGCCCGAATCCCAGTATGCGATTGTCCCATTCCGGTTTGTCATGACTGACCGCCGCCGAGCATTCGTCAAGAACATTGTGATCGTCGATGATCTTGAACGCAGCCGCCCGTATATTCTTGTCGACTCTCTGGCAGTCGGCTCCGACCCCAATTTCATTCCTATTTCCGCAAGCTCTATTCTCGGGTTCGACCTGACCACCTACATCCTCTCCCTCTGATCAAGAAAGAAGCACAACCATGTCCATCAAGAACACCATCAAGTTTGCCCTTAACTGGGTTAAGGCTCATCCGCAGATCCTCATCACGGGTCTGGGTATCGCAGCGTCTGTTGCGACCGCCATCACTTCGGGCAAGTCTCACGCTAAGGCCGTTACCAACGACAACGGCGCATCGGACAACCTCCTCGATTTCGCAAAGCGAAACTGGATGACCTATGTGCCGGCCGCTATTTCGCTTGGTGTTACGATCTTCGCCATTGTCTCGCTGCACAACGTCTCGTACAAGAAGTACCAGGCGCTTGCTGCTGCGTACTCCGTTTCGCAGATGAACCTGACCGAGCTTCGCGAGAAGGTCGTGGAGCAGGTCAAGGTCATCAAGGAGGGAGGTAAGACCTCTGAGAAGAAGGCTGCTCAGAAGGAGCTTCCCGCTGGTTCGATGGTCCTCTTTGGCGACGAAGAGGTCCTCTGCAAGGACGCTATTACTGGTCGCACATTCCGCTCGACCCCCGAGAAGATCCGTGCTTACTGCAACAACATCTCGGAGGACCTGCTGAACTTCGGTCCCTGTCCTCTGAACGACTTCTACTCGCAGATTCACATTGGTGAGACGGGCATCGGCGACGAGCTCGGCTGGGATGGCGGTGTCACCGTCAAGCCTGAGTTCCGTCCGGTGCTCCTGCCCTCCGGTTCGCCAGCTGTCGAGGTCGCTCTGAACCCGGCCCCTCAGCCGAACTGGTTCAAGATCGGTTGAAGAGCTGTGACTGAGGTCACTTTCACGGATGAGCCGATCGAATACGGTGATCCTCCGAAATTCTGGCCGAGCAGGAAAAACAGTGATCCTAGTGAGAACTAACCACATATGAAAGGACTCATCATGTTCTCTCTTGGAATTCTGCTCGGTTTCCTCGGCGTTAATTACGCCCTTGACCCCGTTCGTCTTCGCAAGAAGCAACAGAAGAACTCTTCACGCTGACTACCTCTCGCCTATACGCCTTACTAGGTGTATAGGTTTTAAAAACACGGGATATGATGAGAACCAAACCCTATGAAAGGACTCATCATGAACAACCGTGTCACCGGACTTTCACTCATCGCCGTTTCTGTTGCGTCTATCGCGTACCAAGCGTACAAGAACCATCGAGAAGCTGTCGAAACTGAGCGTCAGGCACGCATTGCTAACGACCGAGCCGAACAGCTCGTCGCCGATTTCTATGCCTCCCTGTCGTCTGGCCCTTCACTCTTCAACGATGCTCTTGCTGCTATTCGCGAGAAGCACAGCGGAGACTCTGTGAAGTCCACTGACAGTCAGCTCATTTGACTTTCACCAACTCTCTCCTATAGCCCTCAACACGGGTTATAGGCTTTGTCTGAACTGAAAGGCAGTCACTACAATGGAAACTTTCGGCTCCATTATTATGCTCATCATCATTCTCGCCTTCGTCACCTTCATGATGATTATCAACGCGATCACCAAGATCCTCGGCAGTGGTACTGGCAAGATCGCGGCTACCGGCTTTGTCGGCTTCCTCCTTTTTAAGGCCTTCGGCTCGAAGCTTGAGAAGTACATCGAGGAGTACCGCAACCGCCAGAACAAGTAACCGCCCGAAACTTAAATATTTGGAAGGAAAACTGATCATGAAGCGATCACTAGCATCTATTGGTATTGCAGCAGCTCTTATCTGCAATACCTCGGCTCCAGCCCTTGCCGAGGGAGAGCCGATTACCGCAAACATCACCTCCATTTCCTCGGGATCGTCCCAGGTCTCGTCCCCGGTGACTGTCAAGGGAACCTGGTCTACCAAGAAGCTTGAAGTCGGACAGACTTTCAAGGTTGAGTCGACTGCCATCAACTGGGCGTATGATTTCCCCTTCACAGTGGACTCCGGCGACAAGATCGGCTCCTGCACAGCCGACAAGGGTACGCTCACCTGCACGGTGGATAACGTCCCCGAGTCCCTCGCAACCAAGACCGATATTTCGGGTACCTGGTGGACCAGTGCGCGTCTTCAGGAGTCGGTCGTCGGCAAGAAGATGGGCGAGATCTCGATCGCTGGTCGAGCCTACCCGTTCACCTTTGGCGACAAGGACTGGGATAGCGCCTGCGACAATGATTGCAATGGCGGTCACTACGAGGACGCTAAGCCGGAGAATTCGAAGTGGGGCTGGGTCAACCCCGATGGCACCACTTCTTGGATGATTACCTGGATTGCGGAGGGCGGAGTCAAGTACTCTGTCCACGATGGGTACACCAAGCTCAGCACCTCTGTTAAGTGTGCTAGGGGCGACACCTGGGACCCCAACACTTCTGTATACATCACCGCAGTCCGAGTTAACGACTACACGATTGAATTTACAGCTCCCCAGGGCGTGAAGACGTGTGTTACATACACTCCTGAGCCGATGGCCACTCCTGCTGGGTCTAAGACAGCAACTAACGTTGCCATGGTCAACGGACTCAAGCTCGAGCGTACAATTGATGTGAAGGTCGACGGTGGAACCAATGGTGATGGGACGACCCCTGCTCCAGCACCGAACCCGACTCCTTCGATCGAGCACTACGATCCTCCGCAGTCTGGTATGAACACTCCGGCACCGAACCCCACTACAACGGAGCCTGTTCCGCTCGAAAAGGTTCCCACTCAGAAGCCAACGACTACCCCCGCTGCAAAGGCTCCTGAAGCTCAGACCAGCAAGCCTACCAAGCTTGCTAAGACCGGAACTAATGCAGAAATTGCAGCAGTTCTGGTTATCGCAATCGCGTCGATCGGCGCGGTTATCTACATCTTCTCCATTTCTCGAAAGGAAAACAACTGAAATGCAGACCGTAAACGTCAAGTACACGAACTTCTTCGGTGAGCAGGTCGAGGAACAGCTCCATTTCCATCTCTCCAAGGGAGAGCTCATGGATATGGAACTCCAGCGTACGCCGCTTTCGGCCAAGATCGCAATCGTGAACGGTGGCGAGGCTTCGGCCATGGATGCATACAAGCTCCTATGTGAGTTTGTCTCGAAGGCCTACGGCGAGAGGTCTGAAGATGGTCGACGTTTCTTCAAGGACGATCGTGCGACGAAGGCCTTCATGGCTTCGCCCGCGTTCGACGCCCTTCTGGACAAGCTGTCTTCCGACCCCAAGTTCTCTACCGGATTCCTTGCTGGTCTCTTCCCTGAGGACATCATGGGTAAGGCCAAGAAGCTGATCGACGAACACCCGAACGCTTCTCTCGAAGAGCTCAAGAAGCTCGCCGAGGCAAACTGAGGAAAAACCGATGGCAGACATCGTCCCCATCGAGCCTACTCGACCTGAGGTCTCCCTCCCTGGCAACTCTGACAAAACCAAGGAGGGGGCCTCCCCCGAGAAGAAGGTTGTCGCAAAGGCTAAGGTCCAGAAGAAGTCTCGCATCAAAGAGGCTCTTCAGACCTTCTTCGCTCAGGATCTCCCGGAGATTGCTGAGCATCTGGTTGTGGATGTCGCTATTCCGGCAGCAAAGAACGCCATCACCGATATGGTGACGCAAGGCATTCAACAGCTGCTGTATGGTCAGGTTGACCGGCGTCGTCCGATTACAGGTTACACGTCATATTCTAGTTCCTCCCGTGTAAGTTACGGAGGTTCTAGTTCTCGTCCGCGCGAACGAGAACGCGCACCGCGTCAACCCAAGCCGACAAGTGTTGACGACCTCGTGTTCGATACACGTGGTGAAGCTGTCGATGTCATCGAGTATATTGCTGACACAATCGAGCAATACGGTCAGGTCTCAGTTGCAGATCTGATGTCTTCTGTCGGCATCCAACCCCGATACACTGACGAACGCTGGGGCTGGACGTCTACCGACGCTTTCGAGCTTCGTCAAATCCGGGAGGGTTGGCTCGTATCTGCTGATCGTCCCGAGCCCATCAAGTAATCTTCTGCCCTGAAAGGAGCATATTTCAAATGTCTATCACAACCGCTTTCTACACGGGGGTTGCTCGCATTTCGAAGCACGCCCCCACAATTCTGTCCGTTACCGCGTCTGCCGGTGTTATCGCTACGGGATATTTGGCCTGGAAGGCCGGCACTCGATTTGAGGATGTCGAGGGTCGCGACTGGGATCGCCGCAAGGAGTGCCTCCGTAATGCGGACGCAATCCCTGACGAGGATGTCCCGAAGATTGAGCGCAAGAACCGTATCTTGTTTATCCTCGACACCGTTCGCACAGTTGCACCCGCGGCTATCGTCGGTGCCGCCACGATCACGATGATCTACTTCTCCAACTCGATTTCGAAGAAACGTCTGGCCGCGATGGGCGCCGCGTATGCGACCTTGCAGACGGCCTTCGATGGATACAAGCGCACCATGGTTGAGGCGCTTGGCAAGGAGTCGGTCGATAAGATCCTCAAGCCGAAGCTGCCTAACGTCGGTAAGTCCGCTGAGGAGATCCTGTCGTCGGACAACAAGTCGGACGCTGCGTATGTGTCTGATGCGGTTGTGAACTCGCTCAAGGCTCTTTCGCTCTACGCACGAATCATCGCTGAAGAGTCTTCTACTTGTTGGGACCCCAATGAGGATTACACTTCTCAGAACATTGCAGCTGTTCAGCTGTGGGCAAACCGTCGGCTCGAGCGTAAGGGACATCTGTTCCTTAACGAGGTTTTCGATCAGCTCGGTCTGAGCCGTACTCGTGAGGGTGCAGTCGTCGGATGGCTGAAGAACGGTGAGGGCGACGGCTATGTCTCGTTCGGCGACTTCGACGCATCCATCTACCGAGTTCCGAGTGATGATTACACTCGCGTTGATTCGAACTTCATCGTCGACTTTAATGTCGACGGTGTGATTTGGGACAAGATCTAACATGACATACACCCGATGGCTGATTCAGCGCGGGTGTCTCGAGAATTACTCGGAGCTTGCTTCGGTTTGGGACGAGCTCGATTTCGTGTGGTATATTCCCGAAGACGAAGATAAGGCCATTCAGGCTCTTCGTATGAGGGATGAGTATTGCTACGAGACCGAGATGCCCTCTCCGAGGCAAGCTCCGGCTTCGTTCCTCGAAGTCTTTGTGAGTATTACCGATACCCTGACCTCAATGCTATATCAGGATCGGGAAAAATTCACGAAGACTATTCTTCTGAACATGGGCGCCTATTCATATTCTGACGACGGGCGCCTACCTTCTGAAATTCATGAGGAAGCCCTGGTTATCGCTGAACGAGTGATGTACAGGACCTACGGACGAAACGGTTCAGGGGGACTATTCAGAATTCCCGGATCCGATATTCTCGAGACCCCCATCACGTCCCAAATGATCATGTGGGCGAACTTGTACGACCCGTATCACTAAGGAGGCCGCTGGAGGTGGACTTTTACACGATTGAAGCCGCTCCAATGCGGGGTTTACCCGGAATGATGGAAGTGGCACCCTGGTTCCTCAACACAAATTCTAGAGACCTCATGTTGCGTGATGGCGACTTTGTCGCTATTTGGAACCCTAGGACCGGTCTCTGGTCAAAGGATGAATTTGATGTTGTGGATCTGGTCGACGACGACGTCCGAAAATATGTCGAGAACTCGCCTGGCCAAAAACTAATGCCAAGATTCTGCGCGCGTGAGCGAGATGGTGTGTGGAAACGATATCGTCAATGGACCAAGAATATGGTCGACACAGACCATCCTCTTGACCGAATGCCGGTATTCGCCGATACACCAATTCGTCAAGAAGACCACGTCTCGTATCGTCTACCGTATTCCCTTGAAGAGGGGGTCCCGGTTAACTGGGCGAAGCTCGTTGATACTCTGTATGATCCTTCAGAACGCCAGAAGATCGAATGGGCTATTGGGTCGATTCTAACAGGAGACTGTCGAAAAATTGATAAATTTCTAGTCTTCTATGGTGATCCAGGTTCGGGCAAATCCACAATCCTAAACGTCATGCAGGCGCTCTTCGGAGAGTATTGTGTGGCATTCGATTCTGAGTCGCTAGCCCAGCGAAATAATTCTTTCGCACTATCATCGTTTGCGACAGATCCTCTGGTAGCTATAGAGCACGATGGCGATCTGAGTAGAATCGAGACAAACACTCGTCTGAATTCGATCATCTCGAACGAGATTCAGCTTATCAACGAGAAGTTCAAGAAGCCACGCTCTATGCGTATCTCGACTATGCTGGTTATGGCGTCCAATAATCCGGTCAAGATTACAGACGCGAACTCGGGTATTCCCAGGCGTTTACTTGATGTGTATCCATCAGGTAACCGCTTACCAGTGAACGAGTATCGGATTGTTGTAGACGGCGTGTATCAGGAACTCGGGGTTATCGCTAAGCATTGCATCGATGTGTATTGTAATCTGGGGACTGATTACTATCGTGATTATAGATCTCGGACCATGATTTCAGAAACTAATCCGGTGTATAACTTCGTCATGGAGATGTATTCCGATTGGGGAACTGAAGATAAGATCACGCTCGCAAAGGCATATTCCGACTATAAGGATTATGTCGAAGAAACGGGCATTCAATATAAGATGCCACGATACAGGTTTAAGACTGAGCTTTGTCGGTATTTTCGGGAATACCATGACCGAATCATGGTTGACGGTATACCTTACAGGAGTCTTTTCATCGGATTTATAGGTGATAAGTTCGACACACATGAATGTATTCCGTCACCGATTAAAAGCGAACCATGGCTCGAATTGAAGCAAGGTTTGCCATCCGTATTCGACGACCACTTTGCTGGATGCAAGGCACAATACTCGTCTGAAAATGGAACGCCTCGAAAATCTTGGGCTTATGTCGATTCTACGCTTCGCGATATCGCTCCGACCACCGAGCACTACGTACTCATGCCTGAAGAGTATATTTGCATTGACTTTGACCTGAAAGGAGAAAACGGTGAAAAAGACCTCAATGCTAATCTGCGCGCTGCTTCTGCTTGGCCTCCGACGTATGCGGAGACGTCGAAAAGTGGCGGTGGACTCCACCTCATCTATCGATATCCTGTCGATAAGGATACCTTGGTTGAATATTCGCCTGGAATTGAAATCAAGCGATTCCGAGGGAAGGCGTCTCTACGGAGACGATTGTCCCTTCACAACGACCGAGGTATCGAGGATTATCCGGGAGACCTCCCTGCAAAGGCCCCCAAGATGATCGACGAGCGGCATGTCAAAGATGAGAATCATCTCAGATCTCTCATTGCGAAAGCACTTCGTAAAGAGGTACACGCCAACACTGCTCCAAATGTAGACTTCATCAAGCGAATTCTCGACGAGGCATATGAGTCAGGTATCACTTACGATGTTAGTGATGCTCGCAATGCTGTGACGGCGTTTGCTATGAAGTCGACTAATCAGTCGGAGCGGTGTTTGAAAGTCGTGCAGCAGATGCGCTTCCAGTCGGAAGACAAGATGGAGGTTCAGGAAGACGGAGACGGACGCATCGCGTTTTACGACGTTGAGGTGTTCCCAAACCTCTTTGTTATCTGTTACAAGTTCCCGGGCGAAGATGTTGTCCATTTCCGGACTAATCCTTCAGCCAAGGAGGTGAAGTCGCTATTCGAACTGAGGCTTATTGGCTTCAATAACAGGAAATATGACAACCACGTCATGTACGCAGCCAGCCTTGGATATTCCAATGCTGAGCTGTATGAGGTATCTAAGCGGATCATCAACAACGAGAAGAACGCAACATTCCGCGAGGCTTACAACCTCTCCTACACGGATATTTATGACTTCTCGACGAAGAAGCAGAGCCTCAAGAAGTGGGAGATCGAGCTCGGGCTTAAGCACATCGAGTCCGATTTCCCTTGGGACGAGCCTGTCCCTGAGTCTCACTGGAATGACGTGATCACGTACTGCTCTAACGACGTCAAGGTCACTGAGAAGGTGTTTGATCATCTAGCCAGTGATTGGGGCGCTCGCAAGATCCTTGCTGAGCTCTCAGGTCTAAGTGTCAACGACACCACAAACCAGCACACCTGTGCTCTGGTGTTCGGAAAAGATAGGCGACCCGACAAGAGCCAGTTCGTCTATACTGACCTCAGTGAGATGTTCCCAGGCTACACTTTTGACAAATTCAAGGGTAGCTCGTATCGAGGTGAAAACCCGGGGGAGGGTGGCTACGTATATTCCGAACCGGGATATTACGAAAACGTCGCCTTGCTTGACGTCGCTTCGATGCATCCGACGTCGATTGAGCAGCTTAGCCTGTTTGGTCCTTACACGAAGCGCTACAGTGAGCTCAAGCAGGCTCGAGTGGCGATTAAGCATAAAGACCTTGACGCGCTGGGTAATCTCTTCGACGGTCGTCTTGTTGAGATCGCGAATAACTATGATCTTGACGAACTCGGCAAGGCTCTCAAGATTCCGATCAACTCCATGTATGGGCTGACGAGCGCTAAGTTTGACAACCCTGCATGGGATCCTCGCAACATCGATAATATAGTCGCGAAGCGAGGGGCGCTGTTTATGATCGATCTCAAGCACTATGTGCAGGATGAGCTCGGATTGTCCGTGGCTCATATCAAGACAGATTCGATTAAAATCCCGAATGCCACACCTGATGATATTCAGAAGGTGATTAGCTTCGGGAAGCGATACGGCTATGATTTTGAACACGAGGCCACTTATGCCAAGATGGTGCTCGTGAACAAGGCTGTATACATCGCCAAGTATGCATTCCCTCACGAAGGTGAGTGGACAGCTACCGGCAAGCAGTTCCAGGAACCGTACGTCTTCAAGAAGCTCTTCACCAAGGAGCCTATTGAATTCAACGACTACGTACAGACGAAGCAGGTGAAAACTGCGATGTATCTGGCGTTTTCGAATCAGGAACCTCACTTCGTGGGTAAGGTCGGTTCATTTGTGCCGATCAAGCCGGAACGCGGCGGAGGCGAACTGCTTCGGATGAACAGCGAAGGCGAAATCAAAGACGCCGTCGTTGGGACCAAGAACTTCTTCTGGAAAGAAGCTGAGATGGTCAAATACATGCATCAGGAGCAGGATGTAGATACATCTTACTCCGAGATGCTCGCCGATGAGGCGAAGCAAGCGATCGAACAGTATGTCGATCTCGAATATTTCTGCCGCTGAGAAAGGAAACTACAATGGCATTCAACAACCGCAACAACCCTTCTGACCTCATGATTGAGGATGCGAAGATTTTCTTCACAAACTTCGCGGGGTCTCCTACGCGCTACAACAGCGAAGGCGGCAAGCGAGAATTCTCAGTCGCTCTTCCGCTTAACCTCGTCGAGGACCTCGAACGAGATGGTTGGAACGTAAAGTTCCGTAAGAACGCTGATGGAGAGCTCGACCCTGAGCGTCCATACCTCGGTGTCAAGGTGTCCTATAAGTTTAAGGCTCCTGCTATCTGGCTTATTACCGGCGGGCGCAAGCAGCTCCTCAATGAAGATACTGTTGGGACCATCGACAACATCACGATCAAGACGGCAGATGTTGTCATCCACCCGTCTGTCTACGATGTCCGTGGTCAGCAGGGCATCAGTGCCTACGTGAAGGAGCTGTATGTCGTGATGGACGACGAATCAGCTTCGTTCGCGTCGAAGTACGCGGATCTCGACTGATCATATTTAAGGCGGGGGTAGGCGGTAAAAGGTCTGCCCCCGTCTTAGATGAAAGGAGCATACAGTGTACGTTGAAGATGCTGAGAACTGGGCAACTGTTCCTGGGTTCCCCCATTATAAAGCAAACCGCCTCGGGATGATTCAGCGAGTGGATACTGGCATCATCCTGAAGCCGTTCACACGAAGGCGCGCCAGTACGCAGTACGTACGCTTGTACACGACTCCCGGTGAGGCTCACGAAAAGTCGGTCGCATCGGTGGTGTGGGCGGCGTTTTACAAGCGCTGGCCTACAGGTTCGTATGTATGCCATTTGGATGGTGACATTGCGAACAACAAGCTCGACAACCTGTTCCTTGGTAGTCGAGTTGATGCTCTAAAATCACGGCGACGTCAAGATGATATTATCTGGGCGCGCTTACAAGAGGAAGGCGAGTTAACTCTATGAGTAATTGGTTCGAGACTATTGTCCCAAATGACCGGACATGGTCACGCGATCTGTTGCAGCCGCGGAAGGAACTCAAGAAGGGCGGCGCTATGGATATCGCTAGGTATCTGTCGACTGTTCTTGAGCACACTAACGATCCCGCTCTCAATAACGATAACTTTACTGCTATCGTTAATATCAAGAACGGCTTCATCCCCATCAACGGCGACTACTCGGGATTCTCGATTCAGATCGAGGGTACTGTTATGGGCGAGTATGTCAACAAGACTGTAGTTGGTGACAGCAATCCGATCACCACAGAATACGTGTGGTATGTTCGCAACATCACATTTTTCGTGAGTGGTCGTTCTGCAACAGATCACACTAAGGAAACTGTGATTGATGCCGGCGACGACTGGATTATGCGTATCACCACCAACGGAAACGAGATGGAGCCCGGCAATGGTCAGGGTGCTCGCTATGGAGCATTTTGGTCTGATCACGCAGAGTTCAACCCGAAGATCACACCTGCCTCGCTGGCATCCATCAAGGCGGCGCTCAACAACAATCCTGGAGTGGAGGCTCTCTGAAAATGACACAGATTCCAGAAGCAACGAAGAACAATCTCAAGAACAACGGTCAGTTCAATCGCGATATAGATAGCATGAAGAATATCAACTCTGGTATTCTGGCTCTCGCCAAGAAGGCTGTTGGTAATTCAATCAAGGACGATGAGCCATACACCATTCGGATTAATTTCCAGAATGGTCGGATCGTCGGGTCTGAGGCTCAGCCTCGACTGTCGGTGGAGCTCCTAGACGGGCGCGCTGCCACATCAACGATTGGAGTCCCATCCGAGTCTTCCGAGATCTACATCGAGTTCAAGTCTCTATACACGGAAGGGTTCCCACCCATCACGAACGGTGATTCGTGGGTTGCTCGCGCAAAGATGGATGGCGATACAGTGAAGTCCGTATTCGTCAACCATGACTTCTCTGAAGAAGACCAGGAGATCATCAAGACTGCTCTTCTTCGTGGTCTTATGCCTCAGCCCCGGATATAACAGATACAGGAGATATTTACCATGGCTTTTACTACGATGCGGGGTCCTAATCTCAGCGAGACCAAACTGGTGTTTGACAAGCCTGTAACCATGCAGCCTCCAGCGGATTTCTCACCATTGGCGATCAAGGCTGACGACGCATTCATCAAAGGTCTGCACTCATATGAGAAGGATGGATATTACTATGTCGACTGGCTCGAGTGTGTCTCGAGATTTGGGCATACGTATATTTCTACAATGAGTCCGTTCTCGTGGGAGTGGATCGCCCGATGCTCTATTGAGACTGGAGGGTGGATTCGAGACAACATCGAGTTCTACCATGCGATTCCTGTAGAGATTCGCAAACGGCTGCTAGATCTCCTGTTCGATGGCGAATAAACTATATTCTCATCAAGAAGAGGCCCTGAGGCTCCTGCACAGTGGACAAGTACTAGTCGGCGGTGTCGGCTCGGGAAAGTCACGTGTGGGGGCCTCATGGGCCCTTTCGCAGGCGGACGAGAGCAAGATCATTGTAATCACCACTGCGCGGAAGCGAGACTCTTTTGAATGGGAGGGCGAGTTCGCTGCGCTTGGTGCAGACTTCGAGAAGGTGACGATTGAGAGTTGGAATAATGTGGCTCGCTTTGCTGACTATCGCGGCCATGTATATATATTTGATGAGCAAAGAGTCGTCGGAGCGGGGGCTTGGGTCAAGTCGTTTCTCAAGATCGCGAAAAATAACTCGTGGATCCTACTCAGCGCAACACCGGGGGACACCTGGCTCGACTATGTGCCGCTATTCATCGCAAATGGGTTCTACAAAAACAGAACCCAGTTCTCCGAACAGCACATCGTCTGGGACAGGTTCGCAAAATACCCAAAGGTAAAGCGGTTCGTTAACGTGGGGGTTTTAGAAGCTCGTCGACGCAAGATTATTGTGCCGATGCCTGCTGAGCGTCACACTCGACGTAACCGTAAGGATATTTGTGCGTCATTCGATCAGGACCAATACAACACGATCGTAAAGAAGCGCGTCGATCCCTGGACGAAGGAGCCAATTCGAAACGCAGCGGGGGTGTGTTACGCTCTCCGACGCTGTGTGAATTCATCTGGTAACAGATTGGATCAGTTGCGGCATATTCTCAAGAAGCGGCACAAAGTGATCGTGTTCTACAACTTCAACTACGAACGCGATGAGTTGCTGACGCTTCGAGACGAATTCACCGTGGCCGAATGGAACGGTCACGCACATGAACCTATTCCCGGAGGAGACTCATGGGTATATTTGGTTCAGTACACGGCTGGGGCTGAGGGATGGAACTGTATTGAGACCGATACAGTCGTGTTCTACAGCCTCAACTACTCATACAAGATCATCGAACAGGCTGAGGGTCGGATCGATCGTATCAACACGCCTTATACTGATTTGTGGTACTACTACTTCAAGTCGGAATCGGGTATTGACTCAGCTATTGACAATGCTATTCGAGAGAAAGCTAACTTCAATGAGCGCATATTCGCTCACAACCTGTAAAGGAGCACAATCATGGCACGCAATCTGGTTCTATTCGATCCGGCGGTGAACTGTTGGGGGCTGGTTTGCCTTATCAAGAAGACGGTATGGGAAAAAGATCATACAGTCGTTGGATTCTACAGCACTGAAGCCGAAGCTAATGAGGCTGGCTATAGCCTTCGCGAGAAGTTTGGCGACAACGTCATCATCCGTGTGTTCGAATACTCGTACGCAAAAGATGAGGCCGATATCATCAAGCTGGCCTGTATTGATGCAGTCATGGCCGGCATCGAATATATTTGTGGGTGATTGTCATGATGTATGGAAAAAACGGCGAGAAGCTTTACAGCCCGACTTTTTGGTTTACTGAGACACCACATGGGGTTAAAGTAAAACTGACGGTTCTTGCTGATGACGGCATAAATCCTCCTTATAACGTGCAGGACGAGATTATTGTTTCACCGGGGACATTGTCCACATTTGGAGTCAGTATGTATGGGCCGGTGTGTACCGAGCTTATGCAAAAGATCATGAATATTGATCTCACACCGCCAGACAAATGCGAATGCCAGTCGCGTGAATGGCTCGAAGCCCATCCTGATGATATTCAGGAATATTGGCGTACTGTCGATGGGCTGGTGTACGCTAAAGATCATACAAATCTTTGCCCGAAGAACCCCAAGAACAGGAGCAAAAATGATTGAGACATTCGTGGGTGGTATCGACGGCCACCGTGAGTGGATGGTGCAGGTTATTACCTGTGACCTGAATGGCGGCAAGCGCAGGGATTACAGCTGGTTCTTCAACACTCGTAAAGAGGCGGAGGATCACCTCGCTAAGATTCTGGAGAACCAGAAGACCTGCAATCTCATCGTGAAGATCGTCAAGATCAAAGCGTATGACTTCATGTCAATCGATCAATTCTGAAAGAAGGAGCAACTGAAATGATCACAGTGAAGCTTGAATACGGTATGGGGAACGCCGGCTCGACCGAGTCGTGTGTGACTTTTGGGAACTACGAAGAGGCTCGTGAATTCGCGCACAAGGCGCTTGATGAAGTTCTCGAGGCAGTCAAGACGGGCGCAGAAGCAGACAATGGCATTATTCGTGTCTGGGATGACGAGTCTAACGGAGCCCTTATCAACGATCTTTGTGGTTGGGAGCACTGAGATGAATGCTGATTACTCGTATAGGGCAATCGGCCACCCTGAGCGGATGGTCTACCGATTCTCGATCATCGGATATTTGTTCGGACGGGAGCTGTGGAGGAAAACGTTCTTCTGCGACGACAAGAATCGGGGGATCGTATATTGTGAGTGGTACCTCCAGAACAAGACGTCGAACATCGCCTGTGATCTCTATCGGGTTGAGGTGTATGATACCATGAAAGAGACTACTAGTACTGTGCTTGGCGGAAGAGCTCCAAAGAAGCAGGATCCTTGGAGGTCTGACTGTGCTGATATCGTGAGGCGCTACTCTCCTTGTGATACGACCTTCAAGGCCGCTGTCAATCAGGCGGGGTGGAAGGAACGTCGTGGTAAGTCGCGGGTTCGTAGCGCGGCCATGCGTGTTGGAGTCGGAGCTGGGAGGCACTGAGAATGAGCGACGATACTCCGATGATGATCTGTGTCCTTCGAGGATTTGTTGGATCTCGGCAGGTGGTTGAGCACACGATGCGGCTCGAGTCTCGCGCAATTGCATGGGAGTATGCTGCGGCATATTTCGGTACGGAGGCGAAGTATTCGGAGTGCGATCGGTATACGGTTGACACTTATTGGGCCTACTAGGTCCTGATTTTGTGGGGTGGGGGATCTCTTAAATGGGGTCCCCCGCTCCTCAAAAGAGACTTGGATTATCATTTTTTTGCCGTTTTTAAGTGGGTTAGGGGTCTGAAGGGGTTGTCAAAAATGACAAATCTTTTTAAGTGGGTGCACGTAACCCACTTAAGAATTGTGATTTTTGCCAAAAATTGCGTTTCAGTTTTGACAAATTTGTCATTTTTGAAACTGTAGTGACAAGCCACTTTTCGTTGCAATTTCAACGAAAAGTCCCTCTACTTGTCAATTTGTCACTTGTTTTATATTAAAATAAAATAAAATAAAAATATATATAATATATAAAAATCAAAAAAAATGACAAGTGCTTTTCGTCATGTTGTGGCGCCACCCTCTCTCAAGAAACTAGTCTACCAAGTGGGTGTATTGACCGGTTAAACACTTCTTGCATAATGGAGAGAATGAGGCAACCCAGTTTTGTACCCACTTAAGTGGGTATACCTGGGAGGCCAATCTAAGACTACTCTCCTCATATCTTTATCGCAATCTCGAAGGAGCAACAATGGGAGCGCGCGAGAACAAGTATCAGGCGGGTCTCATCAAAAGACTCACCTCCAGGTTTCCACACTGCATGATTTTGAAGAATGACTCTGGATATCTTCAGGGTGTTCCCGACCTTATCGTATTACGCGATGAAAGATGGGCTATGCTAGAAGTTAAGGCATCCGCCAAAGCTTCACATCAGCCCAACCAAGACTACTACGTTGAAAAGCTCGACTACATAGGGTTCGCCCGATTCGTATATCCTGAAAACGAGGCCGCTGTGCTCAATGAGCTCGACGCATATTTCAGCCAGGAGCACCTGTGAGGTTCTTCGACCACAACAACCTCGCGGGCAAGCACGCATTTCTCGGAGCAAGCAAAAGCTCATGGCTCCGGTATGATGAAACGAAACTGAAGTCCACATATCGCAAAGCCCAGGCCGCTGCGCTTGGTACTCAATTGCATGCATTAGCTGCAGAACATATTACATTGGGCCTCCCTTTCGGAGAGCCCGATGAACGCGACCCGCTTATGGCGACCGTCGCGAAGTTCGTTAACGACGCAATCGCGTACAAGATGAGCCCGGAGATGGTACTATATTACAGTGAGTACGCCTTCGGAACTGCTGATGCGATATCTTTCGACGAAGAAAACGATTTTCTTCGAATTCATGATTTGAAGACCGGGACCGGTCCTACAAAGTTCGAGCAGCTCGAGATTTATGCTGCTCTCTTCTGTCTCGAATACGGCGTGCCGCCCACAGTGCAAATGCAGCTACGCATTTACCAACACGGAGAGCCACGCATCCATATTCCCGAGTCTGATGATATTAGGGATATCATGGGTCGTATAGTT